GTGGTAATGTTCTACCATCATTTAAGTTTACATCACCATTCTGAGTAAAATCTACAGCATTGTTAGGTAAAGTTCCGTTATAGAACTGTGTAAATAGGATTGTATTTGTACCGCTTGACGCAGCATCTATACGTCTAAATATACCACTACCTATATATGTCTGATCTCCTACTACGTCTTGAGTTTTATCTTTAGCTAAGTCTAGAATAAACTTTTCTGTTTCTCTTCTACGTAGCTCTGGCTCTTCTATACCAGCAAATCGTTTGTTAAATAAATGATAATATAGTTGTTTAGTTGCAGCTATAGTTCTATCAGCATTGTCGTTTGCATCACCTGATAGACTAAAACTGTTGGCTGCTAAATCTTTAACAACACTACTTGCAAAACTATCTATATCTTCATCAAAATCAACACCATGTGATTCTATAAGTGCGTTAGTAGTTTCTAAAAATGGTGTAGCACCTACAATGTTAGTTACTTGTGTTTCACTTAAACCATCCAGTAATGACACAAACTCATTGACATCATTTTGTCTGATAGCTTTCATTACTTGAGCTACGACTGCTTTGTTATTGTCAGTTGTTTGTACATGCAATAACTTTGCAGCTCTAGCTTGTGCGTTAGGATTACCTTGATTATTATAGTATGCAGCTACTAATTTAGCTGTACCTTCATTGCCTTCAAATGCACCAGCTCTGTTTTGTTCATCTATTTCAAATGTTTTGCCAGTATCTTCTGCTTCATTTAATGCTGTGTTAACTTTTTTTAAATTATTAAAGTTGTCAGTCCATCTTTCTTTGATACGTTGTACCATAGCTGGATTTTTTAATGTCCAGTATTGACGAGTAGTATTACCCGGTCCAAGTGGTGACTGCAATTTACTTATTAATTCTTTCATCTTAGGCCAGTCAGCAGCATAAGGTTTAGATATAGCCATCTCACTTAAGATAGTTTCGGTTGCTTCCATAGCATTAACCATACCATAATGTGATACAATAGCACCACTCTTATTACGTGTATAACCTGTCATGTATGTAGTAACAATCTGGTCAAAGTTATCTTGAGTAGGTGTAGAAGAAAATACTTCTTTATCTGTGTTTAGCTTTTCCTCGTAGATAGCATATTTAGATCCTAGTACAGCAGTAGCTTGTTGTTTAGCTCCTTCCTGTTGAAATAATTTTTGTATTTCTAGACCAGCCATAGTCATAGGATCTATACCAAATTTCTTTAGTATCTCTTGACCACGAAACTCATAAAGATCTGCTGTGTCATACGGGTTTGTAGCTAAACCATTTTCACTAATATCAGTTTTTAGTTCACTGAATATTTGTTCTTGTCTATTTTTAATTTCGTTAGCTACTAATTTTTGACCGTAGTAACCGTTAACTCGATAAGTGTCTCCTAAATAGTCAGCTTGTTCTATATCATTGTTAAGCATAGCTTGGTTACGTTTTTCTTGTAACCCTTGTTTAGCTTGCTCATTCATCTCAAACATTGCTGATCCTAAAGAATCAAATGCACCAGCAGAATCTAGTTCACGATACTGCTCCATTCCAGATTGTATGTCGCTAAACTTTGTTAATCCAGTGGCTAGGCTGCCTAGATTCTTAGCAAGTGTTGGTGACAGTTTAGCCCACATATTAGATTCAGCTGCTTTTTGTTTAGCTAAAGCTCTTCTGTTCTCTATGTCACGCTTTGCCATGAGTTGCTGGTTTTCATATTCCAGCTTTTGTCTGTTAACTTCTAGCTTCTGTATTGAATCTCTGTTACCTTGTTCATTTTTAAAACTTCTCCGTAGATCAGTTAGGTTAGATTCATCCAGTTGCTTCTGCCTTGCACGTTGTTCTTTCAAGGCGTTGATTTCTATATCAGATTGAAGCCGCATGTTCTGTAACTCTGCGGCTCCACTGATAGTTAAGTTTTGATAGCCACCTCCTTGGAGTTGCTTTTTAAACCCTTTTGCCATTACTGTCCGTATTGAATATTTGCGTAGGTGTTAAATGCACCGCCTATAGATCCAGCAATACTACTAATAGTGCTACCCCATACTCCGCTAGCTGCTGCACCGGGAGACATCATTGCTCCTAGAACAGGTTTAGGTCCAAAGTCATAATCTTCATACACCCGTGGAAGTATAAAGGTTGCTTGTGGTGTCGGTAATGGTTCTATTGGCATTGGTAATATACCGGGATCTAACATTTTTGCAGCATATGCTCGTAAGTCTGCTGCTGTTCTTTCCCTGCCTATAGATTCTATTGCAAAGTCAGTGTTAGCTGAGGCGTTAAGCATTTGTGCATTTAACATAGAAATCTTACTTCCATATGATAATGCTGTGGTAGCTGCTAGCTTGTCTGCTGTCCTACCTGTAACTCCTCGTGCTCGTATTGCACCTTCTTTCATTAAAGAATCTATATATGCTTCATTAGCATCGTATGCTGCCTCTTGTTCTATTTCGGACAACTTTGCTAATTCTTGTTCTCTACCCCTTACGTGGGCTTGTTCGTTAAGTGTAAGCTGATCTGCATAGATCTGGTTAGATCTTTGAAACTGCTGTTCATTAGATGTTTGTTGTCTATTTCTAATTTGTAGATCGTAGTTATACTGTCTTAAATTAGTTGCATCTCTAAATCCAGCTAGCTTACCTTCTTGTTCTGCTTTAAGTTCTATCTCTTGTACCAGATAATCTCGTTGTGAGAGTAACTGGTCTTTCTTCATTTCCCATGCTTCTGTGTCATATTCTAGCTGTCTCTGTGTAGCCTCATTCTGCATGTTTGCTTGCGTTTTGGCTGCACTAGATGCTTTGTTACCAGCGATGAGAGATCCGGCAGTGCTTATTAAAGCTCCAGTTATTAATCCAAAAGCCATTATGTCCTCTTATAAAATCTAGGTGAGTATATTCCTTCCCACATCATAGAGTTGAGAGCGACTGGGAATGGTGTATCATTAAATAATCTTAATGTAAAGTTTTCTGTTTTCTGGTGTATAGGTAATGTAAATACTGTTTGATCTGCAATCGGTACATCGTTTGCTAGATACTGGTCAGCATTGATAACAGGGTTAAGACTGTACCATTCATCAAGATAAATTAGTATAGTAGCATTGTTTGCTGGTGCAGAACTAAATACAATTTTAGGTAAAGCACCTGATCTGTTAACTGTAAATGCTGTCTGTACTACATTATTTACTTTTACTTTTACTTGGTCATCATCAATATAATTTAAGTCATCATCAATCCATGGAAACTCTGTAGTAGATCCATCTCCTGTGTACTCTCGTTTACCTTGACGTATACCTTTAGACTTAAGCTTAAAGCCCATAACTCCTGATAATCCTACAGCAAACTTCATGCGTGCTATAGTTAGGTTAGCAGAAAAGTCAGACTTAGTAAGTGCATCGTCTACTTTAAAATATGTTTTAGGTAATATAATATCAAAGTCAAATTTATATCCGACTATAACATCACTTGCTATACTTGTCAGGTTTTTAAATGGTACTTTAAAATAGGTGTTACCACTCTCGACAACACGTTCTGGGGATATAGTAAATCCAGATTCAATAAAGTTACCTGTAGCTGTAGTACCTTTAATAATTAGTACTGGTGTTAGGTTAGTAGCATCATTGTATGGTATAAAACATTTGCTAAAGTTACCAGCTGTATCAAATGAGACAGAGCTAGCTGTAGCATATAAGTCTATACAAGGATTAATTTTCTTACCTTCGTTGTTAACAATGATAGCATCCTGTGGACTCTGACTTAAACTTGCTTTAGTTAGTGTAAACTGACTACCCTGTTTTGTTACAGCATAGAAGTCATCAGAGTCAGCAGCCATAGCTTGTACTGTACCTGATGATTCCCAGTTAAACCATGCTTGTACTAAGTTCTTTTCTCCATCATTATATGTACGGAAGAAATATATGTATCTAGAATCTTGTCCAGACATAGCAATAAACTGGTTCTGAGGACTAGCTATCAGTGTGTCTACTGTAGCTGGAACCCATTCGTTTACAACTCTACCTATGTCAAGTACAATAGGGTTATCGTTTTCTCCTCTTGTTACCATACCAAATATTCTGGTGTAACTAGGAGTCTTACTAATAAAGTTGATAGTTGTACCCATATCAACTGGATCTATAACTGTATCCATCTCATAGTTAGAGATAGCACGAATAGATGCTTTAGCTGGTGTAAGTATACCGTCAGCAGCTGCCATCAAAAACTGTTGGTTAGCACTAAATAGTATCAAACCCTGTGTAGTAGGTATAATACTGTGTAACGCAGCTGGTCGAATAGTAGATGCTCTAAGATCAATAGGGTCTGCATCTGTAACTGTCTGAGCTGATGTGTGATAGAAGTTAAAAAACTCCTTTGACTGGCTCATAGACACATTGTCAGATGACAAGAATCCTAATCTATTATTATGAAAGAATGACTGTTGTATCTTTTTACCTATAAAACTAGGGTGTGCGTTAGTCTCGTCATCACCTACGTTTCGAGTTATCCATGTTACACGCTGAAAAGTAAAAGCATTTGTGCCTGTATTTATCAGCTCGTGTGGCATAGTAGTATTGTCAAGTCCTGTTGATACATTAGGAGCTATACCTTCTGACCAGAATCCTGGTCCAGATGTACCGTTGTCTGCTGTATACTTCATAAAGAATGAAGATGTTGTAGCACCACTGTTAAGTATCTTAACTACATGACCATTCTTAGATTCGTTGGGTAGTTCAGCTAGTGTAGCAACTTGGTCTTGAAATATACCAAGTTTGTTTGCATTTGTACCACCTGTACCTGTCAAGGTAAAAGCTGAAGTACGTGATAAGTGTAAACTGTCTGATAGTTTAGTAACTGTTAGACCAGATATACTTTTATTATCTATCTGTGTCTTCATGTTTGTTAACACAGCAGAGTAGTCATCAGTGTTACCTGATGTAAATGTAATAGCACTTGTGCCTGCTACTGTAATACTATAAGGTATACCGTTAGAGTCACCTATCAGTTTGATAGTACCCTGTGAGTTCGCAGTGAATGAAGGTGCTGCTGTTACAGCTGCTACCTTTGTCTTGTTAGTTATAACACTAACGTCTTGTACAGTCAGTACGTCATAATCTGTACGTACTCCTGTAAGGTACGCCTGTGCCCCTGTACCGTACGTAATAGAGGCAGATGCACCAGTTACAGCATTCCATATGGCAATGGCTCCTGTAGAGCCTCCTGACGCTGGTGTGATACATCCTATGTACCTCTCTCCTTCTGTTCTAGATATGTAGAACCATTTTGAGTTATCGTATGTAGTGCCTGTACCTAGATTAGCAATCCATTGAAATCCGGGTCTTTTAGTAAGTCCAAAGGTTGGATCTGGGTATCCGTTAAGACACTCTTCTACCTGACCGGGAAGTTTCTTATCATCTGATTGTCTAGATACACCACCAAGGTAGTTGTCAACTCTTTGTGTTACTGCTGGCATTATCTTTGTAAAGCGTGAAATGGTTGATAGCTTTCATAGTAGTTCTGTGAATCTTGTGGATGTCCAAACATTGTAAACTGACCCTGTTGTGTTTCGTACTCAAGAGCTGTAGCTCGTTGTAGTGCTTCTTCTTTTTCAAGTCTAGCATACTGGTCATCATCACCTACTATTCTACCAGATACAATCTTAGCTGCTCTGGCTGTTATAAAGTTTCGTATTGGTTCTGGTAAATCTACAAAGTCAAACTCCCATACGACATCACATTCGATAGGACTGTACTCCCATGTGTATCTATGGTTCTGTCTGTCGTATAATTTACCAGCTCTTCTTACTGCACTGTATGGTTTGTTTTGTGCATTCTCTGTTAACTTAATTTGTATTATGTTATTAGGAATAAGTATTTCGTTATTGTTATCTTTGTTAAATTCGTAGTGGTACTCTTTGTTAAAAGTCCAGCCCTCTGCTTGTACCTCTCGTGACACCTGTAACAGTGTAGCATAAGCAATCGCAACTTCCGGGTTGGTTTGATCTAGTGTAGTTACAGGAGCCTGACCACATGAAGTTAGTATCTGGTTAATAGCTGGTAGCTCTTGTGTAGCGTTTGTGGTTGGAAAAGGCATAATAAAAAAGGGGAGCCGAAGCCCCCGTATAAAAAATAAAATTAACCGTTAGCTGGGTATGTTGCACCGAATGCAGCGTTACCAGTTGAACCAGTAGCAGCTCCAGCGATGAGTTCAACACAAGCAGCAGGGTTTAAGAAATCTGCTCCCATAGCTAAACGTCCAAGTATTACGTCACCTTGGTATACAACTGAAACGTCGCCAGAAGTTACTTGGATCTGAGGTCCAATAGCTTCTACAACACCAGCGGCTTCCTTCTGGAAGATGAGTCCGCAAGAGTTAGCAAAGTCAGTAGCATTACCGTAGTTACCGTTAATACCTGTTACAGAAGCTCTAGCGTCTTCTGCTGTTTCACCTACAAATGAACCT